CAGAGATTCTATGCGCCCTAGATTGTCAGCATTGACTGCGGGCTGATGACTAACATAGGTAAGACCAAACACCACTAGGGCTGGATTGGCATTTAACATCTCTATGTTATCTATGTCTTCACCTGTTTTGTCGCCGAAGTAATCTAGATGTTTATGTGCTGCTACAGCAATTTTAGCCTTGCCCAACCGATTGCCTATGTCGCTGACTGCCTTAACTTCATATGTGGTCTGGTTAGGAGTAAATGTTATCTTGCCGTTGCCACTGTCATAGGGCTTGCCAGGGTGGAACAGGATGTCGCCGTATACATAGCCACGGAAGTCTTTGGGAGTGCCTGCTTCGAACACGGGCCACAGTGCAGCCATATCGCCAGCAAACTTTTCACGCCAGTCCTCACCTTTGCCGCGGCTCATGATAAATGATTTTAATTCTTCAGGACTAGATGATTTGCCTTCTTCACGTCCCCAGTTGTTCTTGCCTACCATACGGAATGTGCCGTCGTCATCACGTCCCCAGTATATGGTAGGGTTGCCGTCCCATTTGATAGATATCTTGCTTTCGGGTTTGGCTAGGTCCTTGAGGATCTGTATAGCACGTTGAGCACCGTTGGTTTCTGTGAACACAAGATCTTCGAGGTGATTAAACTCTCTGCCAACTTTCTTGGCAGGCGGAGCTTCATCTTCTAATAACAGTTCCCAGAATCTCATTTTACAATTTCTATGAGTTGGCGCATCCAACCTATAGTTCCTGGTTGATAGCTTTCTATTTGATTGGCCTTAGGCAGCTCTATGCCCTGCTTGCCTAGTGTTTCACGAGCACCTGCAACTAATTCTTCATAGTTAGGCAGTTTTTTAATATATGCAAGGACAGCATCTACTGATCGAATGTCTTTGACTGTGGCTGTTTGTCCCAGCAGTTCTTTGGCTATCTGATTCCAGTCATTGCCGTTAGGCAGCAGTTCATCTGTTTGTGGATTCAACAGTCCATGTTTGGGACTGTATTTCATTCCTCTGGCCCTAGCAATACTGCTTAATAGAATATGGCGATGTTCTCCGCGATACACACCCTGACCACCAATCATGCTGCCTTGTTGGAACTTGGGATTAGCAGAAAACATAAAGTCCGCCTGTACAAATCCGTTGGAAGAATCACCGTTGATAGGCACCTTCCAATGTACATTGTCTCCGCTGAGTTTGATGTTTTCTTTACCAAACTGCGATATAAGTTTTTCAGCGAATTGTTTTTTGTCTACTTCATTGGCGTCTACTGATAGGTCTAGATCACCCGAACTGTTCTTTTCAAATGTGCCATCTGGGTCTTCTTTGCGTCCGGTGGTACCTAACCATTTCACAGGCTTCTTATCGTCAAGGTGCTTTTCTTTGGTAAAGTCTAAGCCTGTGATTTTTTCAATGTAGGCAACTGTGCTTTCTACATCTGCAGTGGCGATACGCTGTGTCAGGGGCTGTTTGTCCGGCCCTTTAAAAACATTGCCACCTTCTAGTAGTTTACTCTGATTCATTTAACGGTCTCTTGGTTCTTTTAGATTCGGCGATCTTACGTATGCCTCGGGTGAATTTAGCAGGATCTTGCCCACGTATGGCATTTAGCAATCTACGCTCTAGCTCATCTGCTTGTTCTGCTGTGTAGTGTTTTTTCAACGTTTCCAGCAGATTAATAGCTGAATTGATGATGTTAGTGGCACGGCTTTCAAACAGTTCATCCTTGTTACGGATTTCTGCCAGCTCGTTCAATTCCTGCAGTATTGATCTTGTTTTAAGTTTCATGTTATATCCATCGGATATTGTATTTACATCAAATATTAACAATAGTAAAGCATTTATATATCCTTGTCAACGCCATAATTGTGCGGTCGCACATTAGTAGACTAAATACTCAGTAGAAACCATAAGAACCTGCACACACTTACAGAGGAAAAGCAATGAAATACATATCAAACAAGATGTTGATGATCTTGGAACGTTTAAGTGAAATGTTCCCGGACAGCACATATCAAACTCGCTTAGAGCAGTATCTAAACTCCAGAGGCATTGTCGATGCCGCGCAGCTGGAAAATTACATCAACGAATTCAACTATCACAAGGAAAAATACATATGAAAACCATTTTTAACTACATTTGGTCAGTGTTTGATTCATTTGGCCGGGCTCGTGCCGCCAGTCATTTGGCCCGCATCGGACAGTACGAAGCAGCCAAACGTGTAATGGCTGAATAATTTTCGGTGTAAATAAGCCATGCAGTTGGTTTATATACATGGGGCGAACGCCACCAGCGAAAGTTTTAATCATATCAGAACTAGGTTAGGCACAGGTCTGGACCTAAACTACGACAGTCGTGATGGATTCGAACATAACCTCGATGTTATGCGGCAGAGTTTGACCAAGGTCAACGAGTGTTTTTTCATAGCTCACAGTCTAGGTGGTATATATGCTCTGCATCTCAGCCATCATTTGCCCACGCATGTACTCGGAGCTGTCACACTGAGCACACCGTATGGTGGCGCAGAAGTAGCAGATTATGCGCAGTATTTCTTACCATTTAGCAGACTCATGCGAGATATTGGACCCAGCAGTTTGGCCATGCGTGAAGCTGCTAAGATTAAAATACAGCACCCGTGGACTAACATAGTCACGGTACAAGGACGCAGTCCTTTTTTAGCTGTACCCAATGATGGAGTGGTCAGCATAAAGAGCCAACGCCATCATGAAGACATGGAACTGATTGATGTTGACTATAACCACTATGAAGTGGTATTGGCAGAACCAGTAATAGAAATCATCCGTGAACGGATTAAAAAAATCAGAAAATAGCTTGTTTTTTTAAATTAAGGCTATATAATAAACTAACAGCGAAACAGAAGTAGTTGTTAGACACAGACATTACACACAGGAGAATTAAAATGTCAGAAATTTTTACAGCACCAAAACTACCAGAAGTTAAATTCAACAAGAACGGATACGAAATCCGCACAGATATCTTGGGCATGGCAAAAAGCCTAGTACAAGATGATTTCCAATCTAAATTTGCAGGTTGGGAAATGACAGCTACTCGTGATGAGAAGACTGGTCAAATCGTTACTAAAGTAGGTATGCCTGAATTTCCAGGTCTAGATAAAGTACTTGAAACCGCCGAAAAAATGTACGCATTTGTTAACGCCGGCGTGAAGAAATAATATTACGCTCATAGAGCAGTATAATATAGCGGTAAAAGAAAAGCAGCCTCCGGGCTGCTTTTTCTTTATCTAACTGTGGCTAACTTAAAGAACCGCAGTATTGAAATATACATCCAACCTAGATCAAACTCATACCACTTCTGGCTGAACTTGGCATTAGCACCATCGGCATGATGATTGTTATGCAATTCCTCGCCGCCGATCCATACGGCCCAGGGAATCAAGTTACGACTGGTGTCTTTGGTATCTGTGTTGCGATATCCCCACCAATGGCTTAGTCCGTTTACTACTCCAGCAGCCCAGAATGGAATCCATAGCATTTGAATACCCCACACAATCAGTCCCCACGGTCCAAAGAGCAAGCAGTCTATGACCAGCATTAGTAGAATACCTGAGCGACTGTGTGCGGAGTAAATGTTACGTTCAACCCAATCATTAGGGCAGTCTTTGCTTAGTGAATCAACCATTGCTGAGTCTTTGCTGGCACTGTGATATAAGAATGCTCCGCCGAACAACACACGCCAAATGCCGTAGATCTGTGGGCTGTGTGGATCACCTTCTTGATCCGAACGTTGATGATGTTTGCGATGTATCGCTACCCATTGACGAGTAACCATTCCTGTTGTTAGCCAAAGCCAGGCTCGCATAAAATGGTTAACTACAGGGTGAAATTGCACAGCTCTGTGTGTTTGGCTTCTATGTAAGTAAAGTGTTACACAGGCTATAGTAATTTGTACCATTACTAGGGTGTAGATTAGTATGTTCATTGTTTACTTATCTGGTTGACATAATGCCAAAATAATAGTATAATATGCTATGAAAAACAAAATCATACTCACAGACGCAGACGGTGTTCTACTAGATTGGGAATGGGCATTCTCAGTTTGGATGCAAGAACGCGGTTACACACTTACAGCGGATAACAAGAAAAGCTATTATCTGCATCATCACTATAATGAACTAGAAGAAAAAGATGCTAAGAAAGTTGTAAAGACTTTCAATGAATCCGCAGCTATTGGATTCTTACCTGCATTACGTGACAGCGCATTTTATGTTAAACGCTTACACGAAGAACACGGATATCAGTTCCGTGTTATCACAAGCCTAAGCCTAGATAAGAATGCACAGAAACTTCGTGAAATGAATCTGCGTAAACTGTTTGGCAATGCCATCGAATCAGTTATCTGTTTAGACACAGGTGCTGACAAAGACGATGCACTTGCTCCGTACAAAGACAGTGGCTTATGGTGGATTGAAGACAAACCAGCTAATGCCGATGTTGGATACAGGTTAGGATTGCGTTCTGTTCTTATTGAACACGGACATAACATGCATCATGTATGCGAATACCCTGTGGTCAAGAATTGGTTAGAACTCTACAGCATTATCGTAGGTTAAGTTACAGCGTCTCTCCGCAATGAGGACACAATTTTTTGTGTTCTTCCTTGACCTGTTTCAATGCTTTTTTTAGTTTTCTTGCATCAGTGGTTATACGCTTAATTGTGGTACGACATCGTTCTGATTTGCTTTTGTCTAATTCTTTTTTAAGGTTGTCTCGCATCTTTTCGAGACGACTTTCAAATATATCCAAGAACCCTGACAGAGTTTTATTGGTCGACATCTGCTATTCCTTATCTACTAAATTATCTCGAAAAATTTCCCAAGCTCGTTCCCAAGACCACCTGTGACTTACTCTATGAACATCGCTTCTATTGATAGTTAAGCACTTG